TGCCATATTAAATGCCTTAATTACTTCCGCCATTTGTTCAGATGTCAAATTAGTTGGTAAATTTTGGAACTGAACATCTACTTTTATATCTCCATCAACTTCGATGGGTTTTTGTGGTGAGCCTGGAACAGACCCTTGGCTAAAGTTTGGATTCACACCTGTCTGACCGAGCACTGAAATATTTCCATATGATGTGGTATCTGAGGTTTTTGAGATGCCGGTTGCTGAAGTGGTTGTACTAGCCCCTGTCGCTGTCGTTCCCCCACTTTTGAATTTATTATACTCCGCTAACAAATCCGCAGAAAGTTCTATAGACATACCTTCAACCTCTTTCTTAAGTTCTGCCTCCAAATCTCCCAATTTCAATCCCGATCCGGCCATTAACTCGGTCAATATTGCATCAGGACTAAATGTACCTTTCTCGATAATTTTTTTAATATCTTCATCTAAGTCCTCGAATATGGCTTCCGCTTTAGTTCTTATACTATCGGTTGAAAATTTATCATCTCTACTTACTCTATCCACATATTTTTGTGAAAGTGTTCTAATTGACTCATTTAGATTCTGCATGGTTGGTGCCGTTAAGACTCCACCCACAACCGCGGCTTTAATCGCTGCCACATTGTTGCCCAAAATTTCATCTAATCTTAACGATGCTTTTGCAGTTTCTTCAAGACCTTTTGGTTGGTTTTTTTGTGCCTCAATTAATCTATTAAAATCCTCTTGTTGTAAATCCGCTAATTGTTTTGCTTCACCGCTTTCTAAGGTAACAGTATATTTTCCATCTTTTAATTTGAGTATATTTGCTAAATACTGTTTGTCTTCTTCTGTGGCAATTTTAAGACCAGCGGCGTCAACCGCAGATAATCTTTGGTCAAGTTCAGATGCCGCTAATCCCATTTTGGACAATGATCCTGCGGATAACCCCGCAGCTTTTTCCATTTCTCTTAATGTTAAAACCCCTTGAGGATTAATTTTAAAAGTTTTGGTTTCAGCATCAAATTCAGTGAACTGTTTCGCAATGTCCGCTAAACTGTCTTGTAATCCTGAAGGGTCATTAATTGACATATTCATTAATTGGAATGGGTCAACTAAGTTACCCGCAGCAACTCCCAATCTTTGGAATGCTCCTGCGACTTCTATTGCTCCCTCGGGGTCTAAAACTTTTTCTGCCAATGCAAAGGTTTCTTTCATTTCGAACCTCAACATTGAGGCCCTTGCCGCCATTTTTGTTAAACCTTGAACCCCTCCTTCAAACTGATATCGGTTCATTTGTTCCATATTTTTTTGGACATCACCGATAACTGTTTTAGCATTTCCACCAATACTTTGAACATAAGTCATGGACTTCTCGAGGGTTTCAGGTATTTTTTCAATACCCAATCCTACATCCAAAAAACTATTTGATAAAGTTTCTGCACCTAATCCTAAAACTTTATTAATCGCATATAACTGTTCAACTTCTTCAGCAGTAGCGATAACATTTCGTCTAGATGCTATTGCAACTTGACCTATAATTTCAGACACATCTTTAATGTCTCCTCCCAATCTTCTTACATTAGGAATAGAATCTGCTATAGCAGTTTGTATCTCATAAACTCTCGCTCTTGTTTGAGTGAATGCTTCTAATACCCTATTACTATACTCCGATAACGCTTTTTGGGATTCAATAAAATCTATTTTGAAGTCGTCCCCTTTACCTCCATAAGAAAAACTTTCTCCTGATGGTGCTGCACCCGATGCTGTTGATGTTTGAAACATAATATTGTGTTATATGTATAAATATAAAAGGACTGATTTTTCAGTCCTTTCTATTTAATTCAACCCATTTATCCAAAAGATACTTTCTAACAAACAATGGCATTATTAAAAAATCAGAATATGAAATGCCTAAAAGTGTTTTCAGATAGTAAAATTCATCTATTTGTCCCTTTCTATAATCAGAAGAAAGGGCGAAAAAAGTCCACCCCAAACCCAACATTGACTGTTAGTTTCTCTCCTGATGGGGCTATTACTGTTCTTGTTAAATCTAATTTAGGTTCATTTTCATCCATGAACTTTCTAATGTATTTTGAATCTGCAATGGGCATTTGGTCAATAAATTTAGAAATTTCAGTCCTATCTTGAACTCCATTAATTTCTATGATTTGTTTGTTCAATCTCCATGTTACTTTCGGTGCCACTCTACCTTGTGGATAGGACTCACCCATTTTTTGGACTTCCATAATTTCACCATAAGTCATGGGTTTTAATTTAACCGTTGCTTGAGATTTTGGTAACGTAGTAACAAATGTCCCATCTTCTAATGGTAGTTGGCCCTTTATAACATTCAACTCGTCTAATCTAACTGTTCCCGTAAATGGTTTTTTTGTAATTGGGTCTGACAAACTTAATTCCATTTCAGGACCGAATGCGGTATTTCTAAGAAAAATTAAAATAGATTCAACATCACCTTCTAACAAATCTTCGATACGTACATCGGGTTCATATATTTTCGATCTCAATAAATTTTGAGTCATGTCATTTCCACCACCCATCAAAATGTTTTCATCGTTAGCGGTTAGATATCCAACTTTGATTGATTTTTTCTTATTCTTGTAAAAGACACCTTGTGAAGGTAAAGGTACAACATCGTGTGGTAACGAAAAGTTTGCTTGACCGTAATCTCTTGATTGATTTTCCATATAAAAATTTAACCGTAAAGTTTATTGCTTTACGGTTAAATATAAAAGTGTTTTATTTTTAATAAATAGTATCTTGATAAATTAGTAGACTAACACACATCTGTCCATTCTCAAACTAGCAGTAATTTCTGCTAATCCGTCTGTGCTATACCCTAATGAACCAAAGTTAACATCTGTTAAGAATGTTCCATAAAGAATCCACTTTTCCACAACAACTCCGGTTGGGTCTAACATTTCGAGGTCGATGTCTTTCTTATAACCTGCAGCATATCCCATACGACCTGTTACAGATTCAGCGTGTAAACGAACCCACTCCATAAGAGCCTGTGCCGCTGATGGACCAATTGGGTCTCTAAATTTCACACTAATCGGATCCCAATTGAATCGTCCCGCAACGTATGTTGATGTATTTAGGAATTGGATTTCTGTAGATCCTATTTTAATTGATGGTCTTGCTGCAGATTCAACAAACCACTCATTTATACCAAGTGATGATGGAAACCTTAAGATAAAACGATTCTGTCGTTTTGGTTCGTAAGGAATCGGCATTTTCATTAATAAATCAGCCATGTGTTTTTAATTTTTTTTTGTTTCTGTTATTTTATAGATAAATATATCCGTACTCAAAAATTTTTCTATTTACTTTTTTTTTGAGATCCGTATTCTTAATTTACTTCTTTCTTATAGCCTCCAGCAGTAGAATAAGTTTTAACAATATTATCTGGTTTATTTTTGAAATGCTTTTGCATTACTTCTATATTTTTTGGGTCATCGTCACTAAATCCTATTGATAATTTTTCTGGATTAAATTTATTAGCTATATCCTTTTTTAAGAATGCTTTTTTATTAAGTACTGCTGCCATTCCTTTAATATAACTAACAAAATCTTCCATCGCTTCGACTTTGGCTTCTTCAGGATTAACAGCCCCTTTGTCGTCTCCAAAAGATACCGGATGATACTTATTAAGTTCTAAATAAGATTTAATAAGTTCCTCATCCGTCATTTCATCTTCACCCACAAAAGACCTATATTTTTTTAGATTTTTTATTAACTCATCTTTATCTATCCCGTTGAAACCTTCTATAATATAGTTATAAATTGCTTCTTTTATAGTGTTTGGATTATGACCTCTCGCAGTTATTATCGCAAATATTGAACCATTATTTATTGCTTCTCTAAAATCATCGAACGCCGGTCCTTTTTTTGCCCTTAAAGAGTCCACCAAAAAATCTTTGTCTCCCTCAGTTCTAAAATTTCTAAATGGTGAGTCGGCATACCCTACAATAGTATTACCTTTATATGAGAATGTTTCGTTACCAATCTTGTGTCTGAACTCGGCAAAATCATCAGTAGACATGCCAATCTCATTACCATCTTCATCTTTGACCAAAATTTTTGTTGGCATATGAACTATATTATCGTCCCAATCGAACGCATAATACTTTAGATCCGGTGCCCCTTCACTTTTGAATCCTTCTGTAAACTCTTTTCTCATTTGGCTAAAGGGGGGATATTATCCCCCCATAATTTGTTATTAGATATTTTCGAACGAAGCTCCTGTTGGAGTGATGAAGAATTCGATATCGATGAATTCCAGTGCCTTCGTTGGTTTTAAGTATATCTTACCTGTTAATGTATTTCTATCTAAGTCTTCAGGTGTAGAAGAAACTGTTACTCTAAAGTCATAAAGACCTCTATCTCTCCTTATTGAATCTAAGATAGGGTTAACACTATCTAAGAATTGTTGTCTAACGATTTGGTCGTTTTGTTCGAACAACAATCTTACCGCTACTGCTGAAATTAACTTTCTTGCTTGAAGTAACAATCTTCTTACGTTCAATCTGTTAAGTGCGGTGTCAGCAACTTGTAAAGTTTTGTTACCCCAAATTACTGTTCCCACATCAGAGAAAGTTGCGATAGGGTTAATTCTACCTTGATAAAGTGTGTCTCTATCTTCTTGAGTCAACTTAACTCTCGCCTTGATTGAATTTACAAGACCTCTTGTGTAACCCGCTGATGCGAACCAAGGGAATGCGATGTTATCTGTCAATGCTAAGTTTCTACAAACTTCACCTGTTGCAGGTAAGTAAATTTGTGTATTATTAACAGTATCTCTTGTAAGAATCCAAGGATAGTAAGTTGCAGTGTAATTTGAATCAATTCCTGTGTTATCCAAGTTATCAACTGCTTCTTGAGAGTAAATGATATCTAAAGGATTAGTTGCATCAGGAGTATACATGTTATAGTCAGGAGTAGTCGCAATATAAACTGAATCTGCTCTTGAGAATTGTACCATGTCGATAGTCTCTTCTACAAGGTTAGAGTTGTTTACATAATCGATACTTGATGTTGCAAATACGTTGATATTAGTTGATTCAGGATTTGCAAATGTCAAAATACCAAGTAAGTAAGCGTAGTAGTCAGTGTTTGCAAAATCTTGAGTATTGTTTTGAACTACAATTCTTTTGAATAGACCGTCTCCAGTTGCATTTGGATATCTTGTTGAAGGGGATGCTCCCGCCAAGTATCCTGTTGCTCCTAATACGAATCTATCTTGGTTTGTTCTGAACTCTCTATAGATATCCCATCCATCAAATCCACCTGCAAAACATACAGTATATTTTCTTGAGTAAATGAAGTAATATGGGTTTTCTTGTGATTCAGGGTCTCTTGTAAAGTCTGCAACACCACACTCGAATGCAGTTTGACCACTTGTCAAGGATGAGTTTGAGATTGTAACAACTGTAGCACCTGAGTCCATATGGAAACCTTTACTCAAGTAGTTCCAAGCAGAACCATCAACAGGTAATGGGGACTGAATCCAGTTTATTGGATTCTGTGTACCTTTATATTGTAAGAATGAATCATCAACTCCAAATTGGGTTGAGAATCCTAAATAACTTCTTCTTACAATGTCACCCGAAGATTCAACGACATCAGTTGGTGCTCCGAAAGGAGGATTGTAAATTACTTCACCAGGGAAATAATATTTTGTTTTGAAAATTGGAACTGGTGAAGGGTTTGTTACAGAGTCATATTCTCTTTGAGTATATCCGTAGAAACCACAAGGAATCGCATCCACCGGTGCTTCATCAGCCATTTCAATCATTATGTATCGTGAAATCAAAGCGTATTCACCATCAGTAGAACCAATTTTCTTAGCAACGAAGTTGTTAGATAATGGGTCCATGTTACAATTAGTAAATTTCTCAATAACAACAGGATTTGCATCAGTGTCAAAGAAATTTCTAACCAACACATCAAATGTCATGTTATTGAAAGATAAATTAGCAATTGAAACTTTTACCTCTGTATTAGCCGCGTTACCATCAGAAATTGAAACGAACTTAAATAAGTTATAAACTTTATTACCTCTTAATTCAGAAACTAAGAATGGTGTACTTGGTGCTTTGTATTGTGTTACGTTATAAGCGATTGATGTTGGGTCTTCAGTTCTTGCATCCGGTAGAGCAATCAAATCACAATTTAATCCACGAATGTATCCTTGATTGTAAGCGTATGTCAAAGTACTTGGATAAATTTCTTCAACATAAACAGGAACTTCATTTCTTGATTTACCGAAGTTATCAACACCTAATACCTTAGTAATATATTTCGAAGATGATGCAGACATTGAAGTTTCAAAAGAGAAATTGTCACCGTCTTTAGTTACACCTGAAATTAAGAATGATTCAAAAGGTGATTGTGTCACTCCTGAATATTGTTCAGTACAAACTAACTGTAAATCAGTTAATCCACTCACTTCATATATTGGGCCGTGGTTATCACTTGCCGCACTATTAGTAAATAATGAGATACCTCTTGAACGTAAAGTTGCAACAACCATGTTGTTGTAATCCGAATAAGCAGTCCCTGAATAGGTGTATGTTTTACCTGTAATAGTACCAGTAAATGTTGATGACGCTCCCGAAGTTAATGAACTAACATTATAGAAGAAAGAATATCCTGAATATGCATTTCCTGATGTAATATCAAAGTTAGCATAATACCAAGGGTCGTTCGAGTCTGCCGACAAGTCGTTAGTAGCGATGTTTACTGTATCACAATCATATTCATTAATCACATTCGAATATGTCGCAGTCAAATCATAATAGTCACTTTCAGGTAAAACACCATAAACCACTGCAGTGTTTGCGGATAGTGAAGGTGTATCCATAATGTCGTCTAAGTTATTTGTAAAATCCAATGCCAAAGTCGATGTACTACCATCCGATAGTCTATATTGTGTATTCAAATTTGCAAGAACTTGTGGTGGTAATGCTCCACCTGTAAACGTCACAGTATTACCTGATGAAGATCCAGAAAAGTTTGCTGAAAATGTTGTTCCAGTTGCAGGACTAAGTCCAATCGTTAGTGGGTCAACATTTGCTATTACCTTAATACTCCAAGAAGGTCCCGCATCATAACCTGATAAACCTAATACTCTTGTTACAAAAAGTTGGTTGGATTGTTGTAAATATGATTTCGCAATATATGCCGCTTCATATTTTGGGATTTGTGTGTTTATGAATTTTGTAGGTTCAGTACCCCCAAAATATGCTTGAAACTCATCGTAGTTTGTGATAAAGATAGGTTCGAATGCGGGACCTTTAATTGTTTCCCCCACTAAACCTAATGTAGTTACACCTACACTTTGAGCAACAAATGATAAGTCAGTTTCAGACGTATATACTCCAGGCGATACGTATACCTTTTGATTTACTTGTGTTGTTTGAAAAAACATAGTTCAAAATTATTGTTAGCAAATTTATTTTAATGATAAATATTCATATCTATGTGAAAAAACTTGACTTTTGAATATCTATTTGTAAGTAGTATGAATTTATTCTACCTTTTTTCTGCCAATGAAAACAACTAAAGAAATAAAGAATATTAAAATATCCCCTGAATCACATGAGATATTAAAAAAGTATTGTGAAAAGCGTGGGATAAAAATTTATAAGTTTTTGGAAAATCTTATAATGGAGAAGTGTAAAGAAAAGAAAGATATCTATGGTGAGGATTAAACCAACTGAGATTCAAACTTGATTATTGATTCCAAAGTGTTATCGTCCTTAACCACCTCAATCCTTAAGATATCATTTGTTGTGATTTGAATTTCAGACACATCACTACCGTAATAGTCATCATTTATATAGACATCAAAACTTTCGACATTAGTTGTTCCGAGTAAAGTCATATTAGCACGAAAATCTATTATCTCACTCAAACTGTCATTTCCAACAATAAATAAAAAATTAGATAAGAAATCGTCAGGGTTTTCAGGAAACTTTGGTCGTCTTCTTTTTAATACTGTAGTATCCAATTCCATAATTTGAGCAACCCTTGAAATTGCCGGCTTGACTTGAAATTCTTCTTCGTCAATCAAATACCCCAACATAGTGAAGTCATAATTCTGAATGAAATATTTTCTACTGTCCAAAGTTGTTTGAGATTCATCAGAAATATTATTAAGAATGATTGGAACATATTGTCCTTTAATAAAAGTGTAAGCCTGTCTTGAAGAAAACTTTTGCATCACAACTTTATTAAGTTGGTTCAACTCCCTCATTCTATTACAAATAATCTTAACACTATAATTAATGTCTACGGGAACTGGCTGTGGGATTGTGTATATATCCATACCTTGTTCATTACCATTCCAAGTTGGAACTGATGCGTAGTAAAATTGTTTTCTGTTTGGAATTGTATATTGTAACGCAGGATTTGTTCCAAACTTAACCTCAGGTTGTCTAACCACAGTTATGAATGGAGGTTCGGGATTGAAGTCAAGATTTGTAAATAATGCAGTTTCAGTATATTGAGCCCAATTTTGAGTTGTAATAATAATATCCAACATAGGAATAATTTTCCCTGCGGTTACAACCTGTAGGTCTTCCTTAACAAAATCAAGCATACCTCTATCCAAATCAGCATGTAATACTGACTTAGGTAAATAAGTTCCATCTTTATTTATAAACTCAAGAAGTTGTTCTCTTCTTGCCGATAAAGTTTTCTTTGGAACTAAAGGTAATGTAGGTTTTACTTGTTTTGGTAATGCCATTTTATTTTTCTTCTAAGTTTTCAGAGTTATCGTGTCCACATTTATGACACATATATGGGTCGTCACCTCCATCAGATAATTCCCATGACCATCCACAATTATCACAAATAACGTCACCATCCACAACGGATTCAATTATTTTATTCAATTGTGATTCAGTTATTATGTATCTCATTATATTCCTCTAAATTCGTTTTCACTCACATATGTCGCAATTACAGTCCTATAGAAAGGTTTGTAACCAGCATACGTATGTTTATTATCAGACTTCACATATCCATCATCACTTACCGTATAATATCTTACTCGGTCTTCAGATTCATAATACCCAAAATAATCACCCATAAAGATTTCAACTCCTAAATCATCTAAAGTTTTTTGATATATACTAAACTTCATATTACCAGGCTCTTGTTGTTCCACCTTTGAATTCCCAAGTAATTTATTAGTCGGTGCCATTACTTGAACTAATCCCTTCAATTCAA